GCCTGCTTGAATCATAGACTCAAACACTCTTTCGTCTTGACAAAGTATGGCTACAGCTGCAACTTTCATACCAAAGTCATTTAATATTCTAGCTAACTTTAATCTTTCACAATTTTTATCTATTGCATGTTTACCACCACTAATACCAAGTCCAAATGTTTGCACACCCAATGATACACCTACAGCACAGACGTCTTGTGTCATAGAATTGTATGATGGTGCACCTGCACTTGGTGGTGCTGACTTAACATTTGAATTACTTGTAGAGTTTGTAGTTGTGTTAGAACTAGATCCTGTTTGATATGTTGTGGTAGCAGTAGATGTATACCCACCTTCAATAGCAGTATTAGACCCTGATGTATTTGTTTGTGTAGAACCTGGATACGCTGGTTTTGTAAATGCTAACAACACAAATAAAACAATTAGTATACCTGTAAAATAATAGTTCATCCTAGAACTCTCCATTATCTACTTGCCTCTCTACATGATGGACAAGTTTTTTTATAACCGTTTGGATGTTTTTCACAAACAACCGGTATGTCTGATTCTAATACATCTTCATACATTGCTATATGCTCATCTTTGCATTTACAAAATTTTCCAAAAATTTTTTCAATTAATGATCTAATCCATTTAATCATTTTTCTTTTCCTCCATTTCATAGAAGAACTTGTCAGTATCTTCTGTCCTCCATTTACCAGAATCTTCTACATTCCATTCTGATGTTTGGACTTTCCAATCAGGAATATCATCTCTTACTGTAAAAGATGGTAGATCCCAAATTAATCTGTTGTTAGGTTGTGCTGCATAGTTGCCGTTGTCTAACGCAAGTATGTGAGCGCACTTGTGTTCGTGCGGTATTTCCGAATGATCGGTGTCGACTATATTACTCTCTGGATGTGCAAAGTCAACTGTGAATAAGTAAGACCCATGATGCCATTTCTTATCCTTACCAATGTATTTTCCTGATTGTCCGCCTAAAATATCGTAACAAGTAATAGCAGGGTAATAAGAAAAACTATTCCACAATTCCAATTCATCAAGTCTTTTGGTCGGAACAGACTTGGGGTCATAACCACGTTGAATAAAAGCCGATATGGGTAAACGATAAAAGATAGCACCGTTTTCCATGATGGCATGCCAGAGGATAGCTTTTCCTGTAATAGCTGTAAGGCCGAAGATAATGCAATCTTCAACTTCGCCATGATGTTTTTTAAGGTCATATAAATACTCTTTTTTTATTTGTGCGTATTGTACAGGAATATTAGCATTTAAGTAAGACATAATTTATCATTTTATTTTACCCCAATTAGGACCTGATTCATAGTCCACTTTGTTGGGAACTTCAAGTGAAACTGCATCCTCCATAATTTCAACTATTTTTTGTGCATGTTTTTCGTCCTTAACAGATATATCTAATTCATCGTGTACTTGTATGTGTGGTATAATACCTTCTTTATGTAATTCTATCATAGCTTTTTTTGTCATGTCAGCTGCTGATCCTTGTATAAGTTTGTTTAATGCCTTGTATGTAAACGCACGTTTAATCCCTGGTCCGTGTTCCAAGAGCGCTTGATCGTGTGGCAATGACTTATGTATTCCAAACTGGTTCGGTTCCCACAAATGAAACCTACACAATCTACCTAACAGTGTACGTATGCGACCAGAACTTTGTGCACGTTGCATAACATTATCCATTAGTTGTTTTACAAATGGAACTCTGTTGTGATATTGTTTAAACAAGGCATCTGATTTATCTTTAGATACACCTAACTCTGCTTGTAATTTATTTTTACCCATACCATAAAACAAACCAAGATTTATGGTTTTAGCTTGAGATCTAGGTATTTCTGCCATATCTGCAACAATTGTATGAAAGTCTGCATCACCTTCTCTATAAGCGTCTAATACGTCTTCTACACCATATAAATTTTGTAATGCTGCATAATGCACTACCAACCTAGGTTCTTGCTGAGAATAGTCAAAACAACCCCATGTATGGCCCTCCTCGGGTATAAATAACGACCTAATCCGTGGTCCAAGGTCTTTGTTTCTAGCTGGAATTTGCTGTAAATTTGGGTTTGAATACGAGAATCTACCGGTCACAGTTCCGCCATTATCTGAACGCAATTGATTTATGTCAGCATGAATTCTACCTTTATGTGAGTGTTTTAATATGGTATCAATAAACGTGGTATGGGCTTTGTTAATTTCACGGGCCTGGGCAATTCGTTTCACCAGTGGGTGGGGGTGATTCTGAAGAAAATTTTTAGTAAAGGAAGGTGCAGATGTTTTCTCAGTTCTATCGTAGTCTAGTTTTAGTTTATCAAAAACTTGCGCAATACTTCTTGCTGCCCATATTTGAGTATCTATTCCTGTTTCTTTTTTTACTTCTTGGATCAATCTATCTTCTTGTGATGCTAGGTCTTGCTTCATTGTATGTGCTGCTTGAACGTCCACTTTCACGCCAAGAAATTTCATGTTTATCAGACAAGGAAACAATTCAGTTTCGAGATTAAAAATAGAATTTATATCTTGGTGATCAATTTCTTTTTTAAGTTCTATCCAAAGTTCTAAAGTTATTTCTGCATCTTTTTCTGCGTATGCACCTACATAAATGGCAGGTAGTTTATACATTTCTGCTTTAGCGTCAACACCCCAATCTTTAGCTGCTGTATATAAATCACTTTCATTTTTTGTCTTACCGGTGTATCTTTTAGCACAGCTGTTTAAATCATAGCGCATTTGATTTTCATCAACTAAGGCCGATGCAATCATCGTGTCAATTATTTTACCGCTAACATTTAAACCGAGCGCTCTAATCCAACACACGTCATACATGGCGTTGTGAAATATTTTATCTGCAGGTGTATCAAGTACACTTTGAAACCATTTTAAAACTTTTTTACGATCCATATTACCACCACCTTCGTGAGCGATTGGATAATACCCCGACCAACCTGCAACAGCTATAGCTATACCTACAACATCACCTTTACCAACTATAGATCCTGATCCCATCTTCATTAAGTCTGGGTCTTTAGTTTCTAAGTCAATTGCTATCTCATCATACTTAGATAAGTCTGGAAAATTTTCTGGTGGTAGCCATTCTGTTTGTGGTTTAAATAGAGGTATCTGCATCGTAATCCCTTTCAAGTATCATTTCTAAATAATGTATTGCCTTTTCGATGTCTTGTGCTTTGCCTTTTGACTGGTGTCTGCAAATATATTTAATTGCATTGCCTTCCGCAAAAAGTAACTTGTTTTCGTTTATAAATTCTGCAGGTTGAATTTTCATCGAACGATAGTGTTTCCCGCCTACCTGCTCTTCTAAAGAATTGTATGTTGATCCTTTAAATATATCTTTGTGTGTCATAGTATATATCCTTTTTCATATTTTTTTGGTTCTATTATGTGTAAGTTTTCTTTTGTTCGTGTTGCACCCACATAAAATAATCTATTCTCGTCATCAGGATTTCTTTCATAACTTTTCATAGTATTTTCTGTAAGATCTGTCATAAGCACAACGTTAGTTGCTTCACCACCTTTTGCTGCATGTATTGTGGATAATTCTATTCTAGGTTTTTCGTTTAATTTTTCTCCGTTCTTTCTCATCTTCCTAAGATAGTTTACTTTAGTTTGACCTGCATTGTCAAATGCTTCATACCAAACTGTTTTAACTTGTAGACCATAATCTTTTACTAATTGATCTATTCCGTAAAAAGATCCTTTAGCCATACCTTTTATTTTTTTAGCGTGCCAATGTTTTGGTCCCATAAATTTAATTATGTTTTCTATTTCTTTGTATGATGCTAATTGTCCTTGTCTTAAATGTTCCCATGACGTAGCTGCTTGGTGTAATTCTTTTTCACTGCTTCTTTTATATCTGTTTTCATAATACAATCCTTGTCTATACAAAGACTCCTCTATGTCTGTTAACATATGTCTTGTTCTACTTAACACTAGCCAATCACCTGTTGACATATCTATGCTATCAACATCAAAATGTCTGTGTAAGTTTCCTTGACTAACTCTAGGTTCCCATGACTTATCTATTCTGTTTCTAATTTTATTTATTATACCCATCGCTAGTCCATGTACCTTAGCAGGTATTCTGTAAGACTGTGTTAGTGGTAAGTATTGTCCTTCTAATGTTATAAAAGAATCTACGTCTGCACCAGCCCATCTAAATATTGCTTGGTCATCATCACCTGCAATAAAAGAATCTTTTGTTTTATTCCAAATAGATCGTGTCATATCCCATTGCATTAACGATAGATCCTGAGCTTCATCTATAAATACTACATCAAACTTTGGAGACTTATCTGACTTTGTAAACTCTGTAATCATGTCGTTAAAATCAATTAAATTATATTCTTTTTTATATCTTGCTAACTCGTTGTGTATAATTCTAAGTTGATCTCTTTCCAGGTCTTGCGTGTGTTCCTGTAAATCAAACTGTTGTTCTGGTGTAATATTTCGTAGCTGTGCTAGTTGTATAATCCGTAGATACTCACTGTCTGATGTAAAGATACCGCCCTGGTCTTCTTGATAGTCAGCATATGTTACAGGAAAACCTAACTTTTTACCTAGATCTTTGTAGTGTCTGGGCTGCATGACTTGATCTTTTTTTAATCCTAGTTTTCTAAATGCTAGTGAGTGTAATGTTCTAAAGTATGGAAGATCATCTTCTGTTAAATTAAATTTTTTAATTGCTCTGTCTCTTGCTTCGTGTGCAGCTTTTTGTGTAAATGCAAAATAACCTATCTTGTCAGGATCTGTTTGTTTAAGATAATCATCAACTTTATTTAACAAAGTTGTGGTCTTCCCTGTGCCTGGTGGTCCTAATACTATTGTTCTCATTTTTTAAACTTTCTTATAGCTAATTTAACTTCTAATTTTTTTTGATAAGGTTTTAAAACTCTATTAATTAAAGTTCCATTTTTTCTATAAGATGCACATTTTGAATCTATTAATTCAATATTATCTTTGTCTTTTACTGCCACAAAATCAAAAGGACATTGTGGATCCATGCTTTTTGCAACCCAGTAACCTTTTTTTATATATTCAACCATACATTCTAATTCCATTATCGTTCCTTTTATAGATTTTTCATTATTAGATTTTTTTTCGTCAATTTTCTCTATTTCAAAAAGTGTTTCTTGATTAAGCACTAAAATATATCCTTTGGTTTTAATTCTTTTTGATTGTAGTCGTCTTCTTTTTTATCAAACTGTTTTACAACAAACACAGAGATTCTTTCTTTACCAATACGTTTGTCATCACAGTTACATGTTTCTTTTAACATTTGTGCTGTACGTGAGTATGGTACATCCCAACGTTTTCTAATTAAAAATTGATTATAAAATCTGTCAAACACAAAGTGATGATTGCCTTCGCTAGTCCACACACCACCTTTTTTAAGATCACTTTTGTCTGTAGATACTTGTCTGTTTAAACAATACTCTTCTAAATGATTTTGTAATTGATCCTGTGTGGTCACACCTTCTGGTGGATCTATTGGTTCGTGGTTCTTCATCAGTGGATTTATTATCATGTCCCAGTCTTTTGGTTTTACTGTTGGTGGTTTAAAGTCCAACTGTTCCATACATGCTTCCTGGAATAAACTTTGTTGTTTTAAAAACTTTACATTTTCTAAATGTAGTCGTTCACCATCTACGTTTAGATAGTAATATGGTTTTTCTAATTTAATTTTTTGTAAGTCAGTTAGTGCAGGAAATACTATCTCTTCGCCAATACCAAATTTTCTTTCTCTACATAATTTTTTATCACACAAGTTACACATCGGTGTATCATTACATTTGTAACCCCATTCTTTTTTATCATGCTGACGTTTAATTATTTCTACTTCAGACTCACTTAATGGTACAGTTGATGCTGTTGCATTAAACAATGTCATCTTACTCTTCCATTCTGCAGGCCATTTCTTTTTAGCGTACACACCAAAATGAAACATAGAATTATTTCTACCACCTTCTGGTATTTTATTCATAGCCATAAGTTCTATACAAG